AACCTCTTCAACGGTGGACTCGAACAGGTCCAACTTCTCCTCGGGAACCTCAATGTAAGACTCGGCAAACAGTCCACGGAGGTTGGAGATGAAGTTCTCGGTGATCTCGGTGCGGAGTCCCTGCTCAACAGCGAGGCGGTTCTCCTGCATCCACTCTTCAACCACATAGTTGAGGTAATCGTCAATTCGCTCAACGAGTTCTTCGGTCACAGCAACGGTGTGCTGCTCAAGAAGATCCTCGTATTGCGACTTCAACTGCTCTTCAACCTGATGAACGCGCTCGGCAAGGTGAGCCTCAAACAGTGTTGCAGCCTGAGACTTGAACTCTTCTGACAATTCCTGACCATTGAACATGGCAGCAATGTCTTCCTTCTTCAGCGAAGGATACTTTGTCTCAGCCTTGGCAGCAGAGGGCTTGGGCTTGATGGTAGCCATGTTCTTGGCGCTGTTGTCGCCTGTTGGCTCGGCAATCTTCTGCCCCTTCTTGTTGGCATCGTGGGCAATCTTGGTGTCGGCGTAGTCTGAAGCAGCCTCTTCGACCTTTTCCTTCTTCTTGCCAAACTTGCCCTTGAGGAAGGCAGGCATCTTCTTCTTGCCCTTCTTATCTTCCTCCTCGTCTTCCTCTTCGTCCTCTTCCTCTTCTTCGTCCTCTTCTTCCTCAGACTCTTCGTCCTTGGCTTCTTCGATGACTTCTTCGGAAGCGTCTTCCTCAAACACCTCATCACCCTCTACAAAGGAGTCCTCATCAGCGGCTTCCTCGGCAGGCTCCACTGGCTCCTCGTTCTCGGGATTGGCGTTCTCGGCAAGGAAGCCTTCGCCCAGGATTACCTTCTTGATGACATCTTCGATCTTTTCGTTAGCCATGACTGTGAGTCTCCTTTGAATTTATGTAGTCTGCTCAGAGTTTTGAGATAAAGTCTTTGAAAATCTGCAACGCCTGCTCCTCCAACTTACGAGATGGAGTCCGTTCGATGGTTTTCTTGTAGTTTTCCACATCGACAGGCTTTAGAACACCACCATCCCATATCCATTCACGCCCTTCCATGATGCCGTTGACGAATGCGTTGGGGGCAGACGGATCTGCAACCACATCTACAGCAGCCAACATGAAGTCTTCCTGAACAATATTTACCCCGTCTTCTTCCTTCAGGCTTCCCATGCCACGGGAAGACACGCCCAGTTTCACACCCTCGTCAATAAGGTTGCGGACAATCTTGCCGTATGGGGTGTCTAGAATTTTTGCTTTGCCGTATACATCGTTCTTCTCAAGGCGAAGATCCTTGATGAGGTGGGAGACACGCTCCAGGTTCACGGTTGGACCCTCGGGGTGTCCGAGTTCGCCCATTGCACGGTTTGTCTTTACATACTCGCTCTGATACCGATTGAGTTCCTTCTCCATGACGGCAATGGGATACACGCGACCGTTCCTGTTCTTGGACTCAGCCTGCATGAACACGCCTTCAATGAAGTAGTGCTTCTTACCGTCTTTTTCTTCGGTAAGAATGTTGATGTCTTGAACTGTTTCGGTGATGAGTTTCATGCGCTCTTTTTTGCCTTTCTTGCGGCAGACTTTGCTGCCTTCTTTGCATCGGCACGAGCCTGTTCGCGCTTGGCAAAATCGTCCTTGACACCCGATACGAACTTGGAGTATTCGGGTGTTCCTGCATCACCATAGCCTTCAGCCATTTTCTTGTTGTGGAGTTTCCAAGCGGTGGCATACATGACGCTCTTGCCGCGCTTGCCGTACTGCTTCGCAAACGAAGCCTTGGTCTTCTTTGAGCCAGTCATCTTCTCCATGCCGGGAGGAGAGACTTCATCCAACTGCTCTGCGTCTTCCTGCACGGTGTTGAACACAGACTGTGCAACCTCAAGACGAGCCTCGTCTAGTGCAAGCGATGCACGGGCATAGAGCGACTTGAAAACCAATTCCTTGGCTTCAGCAAAACTCTTGTTCAAAACGGCTTTTGCAATATGCTTGGTTGTGTCCATTTGCGCTCTCCTATGAGACTAGATTATTTAGTTCTGGACTTCGTTTGACTGGGTTTCTTCGCTAGATTCTGCCTCTGTTTCGGGCAAGACACCCTTGAACAGATTATTTGAAATACGCTCCTTTTCGGCATCCAATCGCTCTGCGACCTTGGATTTCAGGGAACCGTATACGGCAGTCTTGAATTCGTTGTATGAGCCAACCATCAGGTATTCCACCCTTCTTCATCATCAGGCACTATTTCACCAATGGTAACCTGCGGTCCTTGCTGTGGAGCAGGGCTTGGTGTGGGCATGGCAGGGGCAGGCTCGCCAATAGGTGGCTGTCCTGGTGCGCCCATTCCGCCTGCCTCCGGTCCCATCGGGGGTTGCAGGAGTCCTGCGGCTTGCTCTGCGTTGATCTGCTTGTCAATCTGCTCCACATCGTCTTCTGTCTGACGGAGAATCTTCTTGCGAACCCACTCACGGGAGTAGTATTTGCCAATAAAGTCTTCTGCGTCCCGTGCAGTCTGCAAGCGGTCTTTGAGAATTTCGCTCTCCTTGAGTTCGGAGAAGTGGGAGTCCTTTGCAAACTTGAATGCCAACTGCCCCACCATCTCGTCCCAATCGGCTTCCTTGATGATGCCCTTCAGGGTCAACTGCACCCGCATCAGTTCAAGGAACAGTTCGGAGAACTTCATGCGGAGCCGTTCCACAAACTTGAAGAATTTCACCTCGTCGCGTGAAATCTCCGATGCGCGACCAAGATTGAAGCCGCTCTGCTCTTCCAAACGGGACGCGGGCACATTGAGAGACTGAAACAGTTTCTTTTGAAAGTATTTCACATCTTCCATCTCGGACAGATTCTGCCCTGCTTCAAGGGTCTGAATCTCTGTGCCACGACCGCCTTCACGACGGGGCATCCAGAAATCCTCAAGCATGGACAGGTGCTTGCGTGAGTCCGCGACCTCTCCTGTGTTGGGATCGTACATGAGTTTGTTGCGGTAGCGGTTCATCAAGCCACGCACATACTCTTCAGCCTTCTGCTTCGGCAGGTTGCCCACATCCACATAGAACACACGCCGCTCGGGAGCGCGGGTGATGCGATAGATCACCACTGCGTCTTCAATCATGCGGAGTTGATTCAGTGCCTTGATTGCCTTGTGCAGATAGCCAATGATCTTCTTGTGATACCCGTCAAACATACCAGAGTTCACAAAGCAAATGGCATCAGGGCTGATCTTAAGCCCTTCCATTGACAATGCGGTGGAATTGGGTTCACTCTCGTTGTAGACATAGAACTCTTCCACATTGGTCACCACCTGCACACCGGCTGGCGCTTGATCCTTCAGGGGCTTCTTGTTTATCTTTCGGATCTTGCGAATCTTGATGGGATCAATAGGTCGCAGTTCCTGAATGCCCTTTTTCTTGTTGCCATCATCAATAATGATATGGTAATACAAGCGGCTGTCCACATACCACTTTCTGAAAATCTCGTAGCCACGACGAGAGAAGTTCAGAAGTTGCAGGACTTCCTCAAACTCTGCTTCAACCTTGTCCTTGATGGTCTTGGGTTGCTTCAGGTTTGTGGTGTCAATCTTCACCGTGGTAAAGGTATCATCGTAGACAATGGCTTCGTTGCAGATATCCGAAATCGCAGACTCCACTTCAGGATGGAGTGCCATGTCACGATACTTCTTGATGAGATCAATATCTGACTTGATGGTGCCGTCAAAGTCTACGACGGTTCCAAAATAGCCACCGACCTCTACTGGTACTGCACCGTCATCGTAGTCGGGAGCAACAAAAGAAACGGACTTCCGAGGAGTCTCATCCCCGGAAGCCCCTTTCCCCTTAACAAGTTCAAAGCCAAATAGTTTGATAGCCATAAATAAAGAATCCTGTCAATTTTAAGATCAGAAACCCGAACCGATATTGATTCCAGCCTGCTGCAACAGCGACTGGATGTTCTCTGCTCCAAGACCCGTAGCAGGAACAGCAGCGCCAGGAGCAGCCTCCCACCAAGAGTAGTTGATTGTTACTGGGAATTCAGCAATCTGGTCGTTGTTCTCGTATGACAGGTCAATCGCTCCAATTTCGCTTGGGAAGCACCCGATGAAATTGTATGTACGAAGAGCGTCACCTGTGCGGAGCAACTGCGTGACCGACCATGTGGGCATGAACTGCATGAAGTTGTTTGCAGAGATGTTTCCGACATGGGAGTTGAAAGTGGCACTCCAGAACTCGAAAGCCGAACGCAGGCTCATGTTAGCGTCCGACATGACCGTAATGGTCCAATCCTGGAAGGTGCGGTCACCAGGCAACTTGATGCGGCGACCACGATACGGAACCTCAATGGTGCCGAGCGAGGAAGCCGGAATCTGTGCAGCCTTGCACAGGAACGAGATTGCGCGGTTGTTGGCATAGCCGGGGATGTTTCCCGTGACCATGAACAGGTTTGTACGAACACCACCACCAGCGAAGGCGTTTACAAATCCTGAAATATTGTTTGTAGGATCTACTGGCATCTTGGATTACTCCTTGGTCTTATTTAGACTTCAAGCCCCGACTTCGCTGAACTGAAC